GCCTTCACCTCCGGCGACGGCGTCAATAAGCCGAAAGGCTTCTTGGCCTACCCGATGCTGACTACTGCCGATGATGCTCGCGCTTTCGGCACGTTGCAGAAGTTGATCTCCGGTGTGGCCGGCGGTATCACCGGCGACAAGCTGATTGATCTGATTCATGCACTCAAAGCCGGTTACCGTGCGAACGGCACTTTCATGATGGGCAATCTGACCGTGGCTTATGTGCGCAAGCTCAAAGACAGCGAGGGGAACTATCTGTGGCGCCCAGGCCTGGAGGCTGGTGTTCCATCGACCCTGCTGGGCTATGGCATCACCGAGAACGAAGACATGCCGGATGTTGCGGCCGACGCCAATGCGATCGCCTTCGGTGACTTCAAGCGGGCCTACACCATCGTGGACCGCATCGGTACCCGCGTGCTGCGCGACCCCTACACCAACAAGCCATACGTTGGCTTCTACACCACCAAGCGCGTCGGCGGCATGCTGGTCGACTCCCAGGCCGTGAAGGTTCTGACCCTCAGCGCTGCGTAATCGTGACGGGCGTCTTCGGACGCCCGGCCCGCAGGAGAGCAACATGCCAACAATCAATGTGACCAAGCCGTTCCCTTTTGCGGTTGACGGCAACGAAGTCATTCAAATCGAAGTCGGCGAGCAGGAGGTTTCTGATCGCTGCGCGCTGGTCGCGGTTGAGCACCTGGGGTTCGCCACGTTGCTCGATGACGAAGGCGGTATCGAAACTGATCCGCTGAAAATGAAGATCGACGACCTTCGTGTTTGGCTGACGGAACAGGGTATCGATTTCGATCCCGCAGCGAAGAAACCAGAACTGCAAGCACTGGTGCCAACGGGTGATTGATCTGCCCATCGTCAAGGCTCACTTACGGGTCGACCATGACGATGAAGATGCGCTGATTCAGGGCTACACGGATGCAGCCTTTAGCGCGTTTGAGACCTGGACCAATCGGACCTTGATTGCTGAAGGCCAGCCATTGCCAGATCCGGCGGGGAACGCGTTGGGGTTAACCAAGGCTATTCAGCAGGGCGCTTTGCTGCTGATTGGGCATTGGTACGCCAGTCGAGAGTCGGTTGTCGTTGGGACGATCACAGCTGAACTACCGATGGCCACCAACGCGCTTTGGAAGCCACACCGCTGGGTGAACGTATGAGAGCAGGTTCCCTTCGCCACCGGATAACCTTTCAAGTACCTGCTCTAGTTCAGGATCCGGGCACCGGCGAGATGCTGCCGGGCTGGCAGACCGTGTGGGATAAAGTGCCGGCCTCAGTTGAACCGCTCAGCGCGCGCGATCTGATCGCCGCGCAGGCGGGCCAGTCCGAAGCGTCAGGCCGCATGGTGATTCGTTACCGCGCAGGCGTGCTGCCCACTATGCGCATCCTTCACCGGGGCGACGTCTACAGCATGCAAGGTCATCCGATGCCAGATCCGGTATCAGGCCTTGAGTACCTCACTATCCTGGTGGCGAAAGGAGTGAATGATGGCTGACGGCGTGGAGTTCAGCATCGCCGGCCTGGACTCGTTGCTCGGAAAACTCGAAGCCATCAGCTATGACGTGAAGCGCAAGGGTGGGCGTTCGGCTCTGCGTAAGGCTGCCCAGGTTGTGGCTGAAAAGGCGAGGGAAGGCGCGCGGAGAATCGACGATACCGAGACTGGGCGCTCCATCGCGGAAAACATCGCACTCCGTTGGAATGGTCGGTTGTTCAAGTCGAGCGGCGATCTCGGTTTTAGAATTGGCGTGCTGTACGGTGCCGTGCTGAAAAATGGTGGCGCAACAGCGGCCAATTCACCCACGCCGCACTGGCGTCTCTGGGAGTTCGGCACCGTCAACATGGCTGCTCAACCGTTTATGCGAAAGGCACTGGCGAACAACATCAGCGAAGCAACCAACACATTTATCACGGAATACGAGAAAGCCATCGATCGTGCAATCAAACGTGCCGCGAAGGCTTCAAGGAGTAGCTGATGCCAGCAGCACCAATCTTTGCCGTGTGCGCCACTGATGCCGGCGTCCAAGCACTGCTAGGGGTCACTCCTCACCGGTTGTTCCCCTTCGGCGAGGCCCCAGAGGGTGTGGCTAAGCCATATGCAGTATGGCAGCTGATCACCGGCAGCCCGGAGA